AAGGCTCCCCTAAGCCTATGTTCGGGTGTGACCCGTTCACCTTATCATTCAAGACCGGCAATTCCTTTGAGGAATGCACCAGTGCCTTTCATGATTGTTGCTTCATGCTGTTTAACCCAGCCTCCGATTTTCTTGGAGACTTCCCAAGCTTTCGCCAGATATCCATCTGCGACTCTCCTTGGGTTCCCGACATATCCGTCGAGGGCCTTGGCGGCCAATGTGTTAAACACAATATTCATTCCGTGCTCGTCCGTAATTCTAGGTTTAATACCCTGGATAAGACGACCCTTCGCTTCATAAACAGCCGAAACTGTGAAGTGAAAAGTGTCTCCAGGTTTACCCTGGAGGACGATCAAGGCTTGCGATAAACCAGGAGTCCTGGATATCGGAAGCCCGAGCGGAACGGTATTGAAGGTGTTGAAAGTGAAATCGTTAATTTCATCACCGTTAGCTGTATGAAGAGCTTTCGGATGAAAATTAAGAGCCACCTTGTCAACAACCTCACCGTTGTTCTCTGCTCTCACCACTCGACTAGTCCTTTCTGACTCACATTGAGTGAGATCGTAGAAATTGGACGAGTTGGCGGTCCCATGGTTGGGAGGTTCCCACATCACTATTGTACCATTCTGGTCCAATACTGCTGTCGTGTTTGTGCATTCTGCCAAACCCGAGACCATACGCCACTGATACGCATTCTGTGCGTCAGGGAGAGCATAATCTGAGAGAGCCCTTTGAGAGAGTGTCCAACCTTTGTTGATAACACCAAAAGAGAGAGCGGTTCCACGAGCGGATACATCCGTTCCCGCGTAAGTTGCAGTACTGTATGAAAATACAGGTGCATCATTAAACGGGCCGCATGGTACCCCACCGATCTGAGCATCCGAGTAACAGACGCTGAGAAAGCCGTAACCGGCTGTCCCAACGACAACACGGAGTTCTTCCTTAAGACGGAAGACCCCTGTTTTACCCGGTACCCCACCCATAAGAGTGGGGGCTCCGACTGGTTTCTTCGTGGAACAATCCACAACTTGATCGAGATAATCTTTGCAGATTTCTGAAAGTCCATTGCCTCGGCGAATGGTTTCAATATTTCTGCCTATTTCATCCCGATCGGATTTGTCAGCGGCCTGTTTAAGGGCCTGAGTTCTTGTTTTGCTTTTTTGCATTATGAAAACTTAGTTTCTTTGAATTCGACTTGATGAATCCTATCTTGCGCCAGAATAACCTAAGCGCAAAACAGAAAACATAACCTGTGTTTGCCGCACGGCCGACCTCTCTTGTTAGGTGGGATGAGAGGGATCGGATCGACCATGCGGCGGTCCAGTTAGTGTGACTGCCCTAGGGCGGTCAAACTTGCTTCGCACCAACGTGAAACAAAAGTTGGACGTTGGTCTGAATGGATGTTACCATAACTCCACTTACTAATTTCATTAAGTGAAGGACGAGGCTCCACTCGCTTTTTGCCCACCCTTGGCAATTTGCTAGTGAAAAGCTTCGTATTAGTAGTGATAGCTTTCACTCTAGCCGTGCCTGAAAATTCAGGTCGACTAGAGGGATAGTCTGTCACTCCGCTTGGTAATTGAACTGTAATCTTTTGTTCAATTCCACCAAGCGGTTTGGTAACAGGAACGACTCGTGTGCGAAATTTCGGCGGCACCGACTCTTTATTGAGAGTTCTCTTGACAATGTTTATCGCATTGTCTTGAGTAGGTGTCGTCCAGAAATGGAGCGAACTGGGCGCGGTTAAACCTAACCCGCCGACTATTTCTGGTAAGAAATAGTTTCCTCCCTCTTCTTTAGTTAAATACTGAAGAGTTCCGCACCAATTCTTGTGGAAATGTTTCCAGGCTCTTTTCTCACTGATCATTCTGCCGTGTTCGGCAATGTACCGGTGAGAGCCATTCATTCCCTCAAGAATCTCGTTCCAAACTTGTGGGTTGATCAAAAAGTTACCTCCACGATCAATCCTCTCGAAGAGGTTAAGTCGATAAAAGGGCACTTCAAGTGCGCGACCTTTATTGGCTCTAAACATCCTCGAGTTCAATGTAAACATGTTGTCAGAGATCTGTGTCTTGACCCTGTTTATATTCCACAAGTTATCCATCCAGGATAGGTAATCGCTTTTAAAGATCTCTGGGATTCCGACGAGGCCGTCATCACCATTGATCTTTATCAACTTTCTAAAGAGCGCCATCAAGCGCCACTTCTCTTTTCTCGAATTTGAGTAAAAAGAAGCTAAACGTTCCATGTACACAAGCTTGAAAGCAAGATGTATCACAGTCAGTTTAACAAAAGAAAGACGATCACCCATCAACTGGGAGTTGGTCTGTTGCACCCGACGACCACTTTTAGCGAAAGCATCACAGTGACCTGTGAGTCCCGAGCATATGTCATAGATCTCGAGTAAATCTTCCGGGATAATTCCACGGATCGATTCATTCGAGAGCTTGAGACATATACTGTCAGTGGCGGCGTCGCCGTCATCAGAGATGTACACGAACCGTGTACCGAGTTCCTTTTCAAGCATGTCCTTTGTTTGAACAAACTCGTCAAAATACTCCTCTGACAGGTCCTTCCCACTGCAGACTTCAGGCCTTCTAGAAAGAAAAGCCAAAGCCTGCTTTTGGATTGGAGCCCATAAAGGACTCTCCCACCAATGTGAGATTGAAATGCACCGAACTTTCATTGGTTCGGGCAGACCGATCACTTCTCTCAAAAGAGGAAGTGCACAGGTTGTCACTTTATAAGTGTAATCTTGAAATATGCCGCACCCCGCAGCATATATATCCTCATCTTCAACGAAGACATCCGGAGAACGGCCGAAACCAACCGTTTCTAGAAAGTCTTCACGATTTGGAACATCAAGTCCACGCTCAATAGCGTGTCCTCCGATGACAAGATTTATCGATTCTCTGATCCCGAATTGGCGAATGGCCATTCCGTAGGATCCGCATTTTTTGCGCTTCGATTCTAGAGTAGAACGAAGGGAGAAATCAATCACTTTTTCAGTGACTCGGGGCGTGAAAGCACGTGTGATCTTCTTGCACTGCTTCAAAACAAGCGCAATCACGTCATCACTTTGACGTGGAGGGGCGGTATATCGATCCAAACAACCGTCCTCAGATGCAGCAACGAAGTCCTCCGGCACCGCCGGTGAACACTTCTTCACGCCGATCAACAGAGATTGAGCGAAACCCAATTTTCTCATACTAGTCTTCGTTCGAAAATATTTAACAAAATATTGACGACACGGACCAGTTAGAGGGATTATGAGTTTCATCTTCACTACACAATCTGCTCTGGTGAGCAAATGTGTGGGGACGATCAAAGAAGACTTCAACGTCGACTTGAAATCGTCGAAAGACTCAATCTCGGTCAAACCGAAAGCAAAGTCCAAGTGTTTGAGATCAATTTTGATATTGATCTTGAACTCTCTGACTAGGCGAACAAAGTTTCCGACAAACGTCAAAGACGCCTGCAGGATCCAGACCGTGTGTTCTAACACGGGCGTGGTAATTTGCTCTCTGAATAAGAAAAGCTTTTTACCAACTGCGCGCAATCTACGAGGTAGCATCGCGTACTGGTTGAGTGGCAAGTAGTCTGCTTCCACTCCGTCATCCCGAACCAGGGGTGAGTAGGTGTTAGATTTGAGTCTCAGTCCATTGTACGACCGAAACACAATCTGACCATCTTTGATTTTTAAACAAAGACCATAAAATGACTCTATGAGAGAGTCAAGCTCCATTGCAAATTTAAAGGAATTTG